TCCTCTCTAGCAACAGTATTTATACATTTAGTTTGTAATCATTAAACAGAATGAACTGTTGGTTTTCGTTATTTTCTGTTCTATCAACTATATATCTATCTATGTCATAATCTAGCTGACTAAAATCAAAGTTTGCATTTTGAATATTCTCAATAATACTTGCACTTGTTCCTGGTTTGCAATAACATATAGGCATTGCTGTTATATAATCAAGCTCTTGACCAGTAGTTGTTTGACTACTTCTCATCCATAAAGGTAAAAACTGTCTATCATTTGCACCAATATCAGCAATACGTTTTCTCATATTTCCTATGTTACTAATAAATCTTTTTACATTTTGAGTTTGACTTGTTTTTACACCAACATTGTCAACTGTTAGTACATTTGTTTTTGGCCTAAATCTAAATGGGTCTCCACTTGATGTTGATGTGGTTGAACTGCTTCTAACAACAACCACTAGTCCTGAGTTTAAAACTATTTCAAGTTGTCCAAGTGCTGGAACATCAACTTCACCACTTCGTGTCGTAATAGAAATACTACCACTACTAGCAGCTATTCTTACTGGATCACCTTCACGCATTGTTATACGAAACGTATCAAGTCCAACCTCTGCTGCACTTTGATCATCTTTAACTTCAAGTTTAACTTGATTTATTTTTAAATCGTTTGCAGTAGGCGATGTTATCGATACTGCTGTATTACCTTTGGTTGGCTGTTGTGGGTCTGTTATTTCGACATACACAACTTCATATAAAACTTCATTTGTTCCTTCTTTTTTAGCAACTGCACTTTTTAAGTTTCCAAATACAAAACGTTTGCGTTTATGATTTAATGCTGTACTAGCAACAAAGTTAGCTAACTTTTTAGATTCGACGCCTGCATATACCAACGTTGTTAAGTCTTTCTTAAGACCAAAGTTTTCATCGTAGGGACGATATATACTTTCAGGTGTAAATATTGTGTAATCGTTGATAAAGTTGTTAAAAACTGTACGCTGTGATGGTTTTAAGTATGGCTTGATAAACACATTTGAATATACTTTATCATCTGTATCTGTAACATTTAGTGTAAACTCTTGTATACTATTACTATAACCAAACAAATCACGTACTAGAACTTTGAATACATATTTTCTATCAATGGTTGTAGTGCTATTATCGAATGTTGTTGTTCTAGTATCAATGGTGGTCAACCCTAATGTTGTTCCAGTTGTATACTGATTGGGCTTTCCAACTATTTCGCCATCACGTTTTAGTGTTAATCCGTTGGGCAACTTTCCTCCAACTAAATCATATCTTAAATTACTACCTGCCAACGTAGTATTAGCCACTAGTTGTAAGTAACTTGTTCTATTAGCAGGAATAGTACCCAAGTCTGGCTTGGTTATCCATGCTACTGTACTATCAACTTCTCCTAATATATTTACAGTGAATGTTTTTATAGTGCTTATAGTATCAACATTTGTTACACCGATTTTTTTAGTAATCAGTGTATCTTTAAACACTCCTAATGTAATCTGCGGACCTGATTGTTCGTCTAACGTATTTGATAGATTAAATGCACGTTGCAGTGTGTTATCTAAAAATACTTTAAAGAACTGTTGCCCACGAGTTATTTCCAAGTTTCCATACACACTGTCATCGGTATGAAACAGGTTTTGATTCATAATAGTATTTTCAACAATAGAGTTACGTGGGATATCAAATATTAGTTGTGTAGGTGTTGAGCTTACTCTTTTGTACAAGTATGTAGTATCAATACCTTTGCCTGCTAGCCAAGTTTCAAAATCTGCTACATAATCGCCCGTATCAACTATATTAGCAACACCGTAGTTTAAATCTAAGTTTCCCGAACTATCACCAGCATCGATAGTGTATCTTACCATAGTATGCCATTTGCGTGTAATAGTTGTTCCAAGAATGTTTTGTTTATCATTATCTACTAAAGTATATGCTTCAGATGCACTATATTTTAGTGTTTTATTTTTCCAAGCATCTACTCTATTATCGCCGTCATCAAGTATGTATATATAATCCTGCCCAATGGCATTATTATATGCAGTTTTAATACGTTTAGCTTTGTATGTTGGCTCCAAAGGTCTACTAAGATTTAATAAGTCGTATTCAGAATTTTCATTGTTAACACTTCTTACAGTGTAACTTAGATTATCAATAACTATGTCTTGCTCAATGAGACTTAATAGATCGTCGACACCGTCGTCTCTATTAATAGGAAGTTTGTTTATTTTTATTTGAGATGTGCCGGTGAGTGTATCTTCATATACACCGATATTTATTTCTACTACATCATCGCTATCTACTTCTTGTCTCAATGCTTCGACAGTAAACTTGTATTCTCTATTAACAGCGGGTTGATATGGTATTGTTCCTGCTAGTTCTCCTGTGATTCCATCGAGTACTAACCCTGGAGGTAGTACACTTGGAGTACCATCGTCATTAAATGGTTGTTGATTGTAGCTTATTTGACCTAGTAAGGAGTTTGGATCGTATACATCCAAGAAGATGGTAACATAGTTTTCTGCTCTCTTAACTCCAAGATTTCCAGATGTTAGCCATACTGGTTTGCGTAGATATGTATTATCTGCTGTAAATAATCCTGTAGCAGCTTTCATAATAGTATTGTCTGAACGCAAGAAGTCATCTCCTACAACAAAAATACTAAACTCACGTTTGCTAAAACTAGTATCATCTTCGACTGTTACAGAAAAGGTATACTTGCGATTTAGTTTTGTTGGACGTCTTGTTGGTGTACTAAATCCATAAAATGTAGTGTCATAAAAATAACTATCGTAGCCATCGTCGTCCAATACAACCAAGTCCAATGGTACAGTATCGTACTCGCCGGTGTCATACCCTGCTGCGTCATCCACATCCAAAGATAATAATGGATCAACAATACCTGATATTTTTCCATCCTCTGTAAGTTTCAGACCTGGAGGCAACTCTCCGTCTTCATCTGCAATAAAATATCTTAGACTTTGTCCAGTTGTTAAATCTCTATCTATTGCTTCTAACTGAAAGTCAACTATGCTGCTGTCTAAAATAAAGTAAGCAATATTAAGTCTATCTGGAGGAGTTGTACTATAAGTAGCATCAACCAGTTCCCAAATATTTTCGCTGTCATTATAAACTTTTATTTGAAAGTCAAATGTATCATCAAAAATGTGAACCCATATCTGATCTTCAAACGGTGATATTGGAGGTGTTTTACTTACAACATAATCTAGTGGCTTCCATACCATTGCAACTTCGTCCCAATATCTTAATACTAGATTTAATCCGTCGTTGCTTTTATTGGTGTTGAACCAAAAATCATCTATGTTAGGATTAGGCACAGTACTTGAAATAGCAAGTGTTTTATCATTACCAAGTATGCCTTGTATTTGTGTTGTGTTTATTCTATACCAGCGTGTATCGACTTTATACCAAAACTGTTTTAAACTGCTTACATAAGCATAGTCGCCACTATTACCTGTTTCTCTACTCGGAATAGTTTCGTACACATCAACATCAACAGCCAACCAACTGCTACCAGCATTTGATTCATATATTCCCCACTCGGTATTAAGAGTATCGACCCAGTATTGATTTCTGAAACTTCTAGTTAATCCTAGTTCACCTTCGGGTGTTTGCCACACAGGAGCATCGGCTCCTTCAACTACGATTTTGTAAGTTCTGTCAGCTATTCCTTCAATATTACTTGCTCTCAAAACAAACTCAAACTCAGTGGTTTTACTAACTTCGACTGCAACACCTTTTATACGATAATCATTAATACGAAGTCCAGTTGGCAATGCACCAGATATCAGCGTAACTGTTATACCACTTGTTTCTTCTAGCGGTAATGCAATGCTAACATCAGTTCTTTCTTGTATACTTGCAAGTTCTGATCCTGATATTTTAGTCCAGCTTGGTAGTGCCATTTATATCCCCTTACAAAGCTTCATCGAATGTTGCGTTACTATTTCCAAAATCAGCAGTGCCATCTGCAGGAGAGAATACATCTTGAGATGTACCAAAGTCAACATCTACTGATTTCAAAATAAAATCAATGATGCTAGTTCTATTTCTTGTTAGGTCTCCAAAGTCCCATTCAAACGCTTGTTCGAGTTCTGCCATAGTAATATCATTAAGAGAAGTAATGTTAGTAATAGGATTACTATTAGCATTTAGTGTTGCATTAAGTGTTGGAGTTGTTTCTCTCGAAAGCAAACTATCTATTGTTATACTAGGAGCAACGCCGCCTGCTACTGTTGCTTGTGCAGCACCAGTACCATTGATTGTAATAAAAGTCGTTGGAGATACAACAGCACTTGTAGTTCCGTCAGTTATTCTAGTATACCCAGTTGCACTAGCTAGATAAACATTGTTGCCGTCATCACTAATACGTATACTCATTGTATCTGAATATAATGGATCGACTAATAGTTTTCTAAACTGGAACGTATTTGAAACTTCTTGTGCAAATATTCCGTAACCGGCATCGCCAATATTTTCTGCTGAGATTTCTGTGACGGCTGATACTTTTAAATCTAGCTCGTCAAAGTTTTGATTTACCTTAATAAATGCTTCTCGTAAATCATCGCCTGTGCCGTCGTTAGCAAGTAATCCTACATTAATATCTTGAATTGCCATGTTAGTCTCCTGTTATACATATTTATCAGAAACTAGTATTATACGTTTGACCAACTTGTTCCATTAAATACTACAACACTACTATTTGTTAAATCCCATGCTATCATTCCTTCATTGGATCCATCTGCTGCGCTTGGCAAATCAGCATTTTCAAATGCAGGAAGTTGTAATCCAAGTATTGAGTAAAACGCTGGAAACATTACAGCGCCAGCACTTCCGCTGCCGTTGTCGCCTACATATCCGTAGAATGCACTGCCATCATAGAAAATTTGTCCTGCTACTGGCGAAGCCGGTGGTAACGAGGTTGCTAGTAGTTCTAGCCTCCCGCTTTCGATCTTAAGAGCATTGTTTGTTCCTGGGTTTACCGAAATTGTAGCAGTATTCGTTATAGATCCAACTCCTGCAATCAGTGGTGTATTTAATGTACTTGAAGCTGTTACTGTATTTCCAGTAACGGTGCCTGTGGTTGCACTTATACTGCCGCCTGTACTAAAGTTGGCTGCTGTACTTGTAATACTTGTTAAAATATCAAGTGTTTCTATGCTTACATCTTTTAGTGTGTTGGTGCTTGTACTTGTAGGTGCTTGATTAAATGCATCTGCTTCGAGCGCCGTTGTAGTGGTTGCACCTCTGCCTGTAACAGTTGCAAGTGTGTCAGTTTCAATTGTTAACAAACCTGTTGCATCAAATGTAAGTGTAACTTGCCCACTTGCTGCTGTAGCTGTAATTCTTCCGCTACCAATAACATCGCCTTGTTGTAAATAGTTGTTTGTATTAATCTCAGCAATGGTTGTAAATTCACTATCATTGGTTAGTAAACTAATATTAGAACCTGCAGTTAGTGCATCGGCAGGAGTAAATGTAAACACACCAGCAGCATTATATATCAAACTACCTTGACCGCTTGCTGGATTGGTTACAACACTAAAATCAGCAAATCCTATACCGCCTGCTTCCGGCGATGCTTGCCAACTTGTTCCGTCATATTTTAATACATCATTTAAAACAGCATCGGAAACAAAAACGTCTCCGATATCGTCTAGGTTGTCAATAGCTTGAAGATCTGGTTTGTTGAGAATAAATGCAGCACTGTTTGTATCTGTTTCAGTCCAATCACTTTGTACTTGCGGAACAACAAGATTCCCATTGAGTGTTAGCGAAGTTGCAGTCATTGTAGTTGCTGACAGTGTAGTTATTGTACTAGCACCGGTTACATTTAATGTGCCGCCTAAGGAAACGTTTCCGGTGGTAGATAATGTACTACCGCTTAGTGATCCGCTTACACTTAGACTAGTTAGGTTAGCAATGCCAACACTTGAAAAATCTAATGAGTCGCCACTAGGGATTTCTTTCAGTCTGTTACCGTCATTTGTGTCTACTACTAGTGGAAATCTATTTGCCATTCTCTAAATCCTGTTCTTTTTTATATTTATCGTATATTTACAATGCTGCTATTCTTGCTTGAAAGTCAGCAAAGTCTGCGCTTGCTGCTACTTCAGATTGCAATGTTGCTAAACTTACATAACCCGGAATAACACCATTTACAGCATCTACTAATAATGTACTATCATCAGCAAACACACTGCCTTTGATATCCGTAGTAATGTCACCATCTTCTAGTGCTGCTATATCTGCATATAACTCTGTAAAGTTTTCATTGATTTTTATCATTGCATTGCGGAGGGGATCTCCCCCTCCTGTATTTGCTCCAGTGCCTACATTTATTGTTTGTTGTGCCATTATACTCTCCCTACTACTACTTCAACAACACCACGTTCGCTGTCGTCCTTTGTTCCAACTGCCTTACCAATAACTTGTCCGACATTTGGTGTGTTGTTGACAATAGCATAACCTGGTACAGCACTTGTAACAAGCATGTCACCTTTGGCAACCTTACCAATAACTTTACAAGGGACTCTCCCTTGTAGTGCTACACCTACTACATGTTCGCCTTGCAATGCACTATTCATTAAGTGTGCTGGATTGGTTGTAACAACACCTGCTGCACTAGTTTGTCCTTTGGCAGTACATGCAGTAACTTCTTCATCACCGCCAAATACAAGTACTGTTCCTGGTTCATATGCTGCATCACCTAAATAGTTCTCTGCAAGGTCGGCATATAGTGCTGCGGTTGCTTCACCATTAAATGTTGTTGCCCATACAGTGTTGTATCTATTTGTACTACTACCAATACTCACACCATTGTCTGCGCCGCTGTTTGCTGGACCTACAATATTACCTGTATGTGTAATGCTACCTGTGATGTTTATACCAACGGTACCACTAATAGTACCACTATCAAATGTAAGACCTGTTAAGCCTGTAATACTTGTACTTGTTGCACCAAGTGCAATACTAGTGCCACCAATAGTTACATCATCATTTGCTAGTTTAGCATTTACAACACCCAAGTCTTCAAGCTCTATCCAGCCATTGGTTGATGTAAACTGTGTACTATGGAAACTCGCCAACCCTAAGTCTGCTTGTGTAATACCAACTGCATTTACTCTTGTAGTCGCAGCATTCATATTAAGTTTGCTTTGATCTATTGCAGCACTAGCATTAATATCATTGTTAACAATAACACCAGTATTGATATTTGCTGTAATACTATTACCACTTGTATATGTAAGTCCAATATCGCCAGTTACTTCAACATTTACACTTTGTTGATTAGTTCCTACAAATGCTAAAATGTTGCTAGTGATAGGAGCGCCTGTTCCTGTAATAGTTACATCGCCGATATCATTTAGTTGATCTGTTTTTTGATCAACATATTGTTTTGTTGTAGCATCACTTGAAGCAGTTGGTGTTCCTAAGTTAGTAATACGATTACTACCCAAGTTCATGTCACTGTTCATAATAGTTTGACTAAACCCTGGACCACCTAAACTCATTACGCCTGGACCGATAACTGTACCGCCTGTAGCGCCATCTCTATCAAATCCTAAACGCTGATCTATGTAACCTTCTGTTGCAGTCTGTGTTGGTACTGCATCGCCTTTGGCATCAGTAAACGTATCGTCGTTGCTAAACTCGTTAACACGCACACCACGCTTAAATCCAATACCATCAATGTTTGTAAGAACAAGTGCAGCATTAAATGTAACACTACCAGTACCTTGGTCGACTGTAAAGAATCTACCTACACGGAAGAAACCATCTTGGTCAGTAAGTGTAGCAAAAACTCGACCTTTGTTGCGTTCTTGTACTTGTGCTGCACTTGCATTACCAGTACTGTCGATTGCATCGCCGGATGAAACAGGAGCAAATCCAAATGGTGAACCGTAAATACGTTCTGGATAGTTACTGGTGT